ATAAGATAATTATTTTTATAATATTCATTATTCCTATCTTGTAATTTATCAATATCTATCATTAAATTATTAATAGTAGGATATTTTTCAATTGCTTTATTTATATTTTCAGGAAATGAGTCTATAAAAATAGTATTTTCTGCTAAATTATATGCAAGAATTGTTGGACCTATATATATTTTTGTAAAATTTTCTTTTTCTTCTTCTTTTACTATCTCTTTTATTACTTCTTTGTTATCTTCCTGCATTTCATTATTTACTTCATTATTTACTTCTTCTTCGTTTTTTTGAATAGGCTTAGCCAATTCAATCACCTCCATTTATCCAATTATCAGCATCTTTTCTATAATCTTTTTCATATATGATATTTAAGTCAATAAATCCTAAGAAATAGGGATAAGGTTGTGCTTCTGGTAAGCTCCATTCAGCTTCTGGAAGTATTTCAAATCTATTATTTATTACTCCAATTTCCATTACTTTTTCAAAAATTTCTTGAGTTAAATTACAAATTTTTAAATATCCATCTTCAGAAGTTTCACTAAAAATCCCAATTGAAATTAAAACTGATAATTTTTTCTGTTCTAATGTGTTCTTAGCTCCAGTTACCCTAATTGTTATAGCTGGAATAATAGTTTTTTCAGAGTCAGGAGGGAGTGAGCCAATATAGATATCTATTTCCCTTTCTCCTCTTTCTTCTCCTTTATAAACAGGAAAAATTTTACCTTTTATTGTAGGTTCTATTATTTTTTTTATTTCTTCTTCAAGTTCTCTAACATTTATCATTTTGTATACCCCAGTAAAATTCTATTTATTTCTTTTTCTAAAATAGTTTCTATATATTTTTCTCCCTGCTCCATAGCATATTTAGAAACGCTTTCAGAAGCTATCATTTCAGAAATACTTATTGTATAAAGTTGAGCAATAGGAGTTTGTTTTTTTCCTATATTTTTTCCTTTTGATGTTCTTTTTCTCTCATTGCTCTTCCTTTGGAAAATTCCCATATGCCCATTCTGTAAGATAGTTATAAATGGTTTTCCAACATACTCTGGTTTTCCATTTAATACTTTACTTTTTTCAGTTTTCTTTATCTTTACTTTTGTATTTCTTTTACTACTTGAAGCTAAAAAGCGAATAATAGGTTCTCTTGGATATCTTGCACTTATAGTTCCAGTCAATGTAGCAAAAGTTGCTTTTCTTATTTTCAAATCTTTATCAACATCTTTTTTTATAATGTTATAATCTTTGCTAACTTTTTTCTTTATCTCAGATTTTACTTTGACCAATGTCTTATTAATAGTTCCAGTTATAGCTCTTTCTATCCCATTTGGAATATTTTTTAACATTGCCTCAGCTTTTTCTAAATTTTTGACTTCAAGAAATTCATTCATTAATAAGTACCTCTTTCATAGAGTTCAATAACCATGAGACCCTCTTCTACATAATTCCTATTTACAATAAGTTTTCTCCCATTCAAAGAAAATTCTTTTCCAGCACTATATTTTTCTAAATCTTTTTGATGTTTTGTATAAATTATAAAATCTAAATCTTTTATAACTCCTTCATATTCTTCTTTTGGTGTTTTATTATTTGGTTGTTCAATAACGCCAAAGTATTCAACTCCATCAACTTTAAATTTCTCTCCAAATTCTTCTAAATCTAAAAATATTTCTAAATCTTCCTTTAATTGTTCTTTAAAGCCCATTATTTCACTTTCTTATTTTTTTTATTATCTTTTTCTGTTTCTTCTACTTCGGAATTTCCGAAATCATCATTTTCTTTTTCTTCAATTTCTTCTAAACTTGGAGTATCATCTTCAATCTTTATTGCAGTTCCTGTTTTTAAAATATAGTTTAATTCTTCTCCTTTTTCAAAATTACCAAAATCACCTATTTTATATTCTCCATAATGTCTTTCAAACTTTACTTTCATACATCCTCCATTTTTATAAATTTGATAAGAGAGTAAAAACTCCCTTATCTTTATTCATCACATACCACATAAGAAAAATATGCATCTACATCGCAAGGTTGTAAAACAGGACGAGATTCTGTTGTTATCTTTGCTGCTTTAGGATTTGTTGTATCTAAGTTAGAATATCTTTCAGTCATGTGTACAAATCCATTTCCCATAAATACAATAGGAGCATAGATTATTTCCCCAGCAGCAGGACCTCCAATTACCATATTTGTTGGCATTAATTGAATTGATTTCCCATCAGTATCAGTTACTTTTCTACTATAAGAGAAAAGTTCAACTCCAAATTTTTTATAAGTTCCTATCCAAATTATTCCTGGATAAGTTCTAACTGCTTTTTTTACAAATTCACTTTGTAAATCTTGAGAAACAGCTTTTTTAAATGCTTCTGAATTTACTAGTAAATCTGCTGCTTTTAATCCTAAAACAATATTTTCTGTTTTATAGCCATTTTCTTCTGCTTTTTGAATTATGCTATCTAAGCTAGATAACTGATTAACCCCTGTATCAGTCCATTTTTCCCCTGAAGCTAATGTAACTTTATTACCTAATTCATAATTAACTTCATACTCAATTTCTTTATCTCCAGACTTAACGATACCTGTTGTTAAAAATTGAGATACCATTAATTCAATTCTATTTTTTATATAATTTTCTTGATCTCCTAATATTTCTCCTATTCTTTTTCCAGTTTCTATTGCTGGATTAAATTCTTCAATACTTGCTCCTGCTGGTCTTTCAAATAAATCCTTTTCAGTCAATGAATATTCTGGACCAATTGAAGGAGCATTAATTACATTAGATTTTTTAGTTCTTGAATAAACTGGTCTTCCTGCTTCCATTGGTGTTAAAAATGGAGCTACTGCTTCTCCTGCTTTTGTATACTCTAATATAATTGTTGGTGTCAATGATTTAGAAGATTTTTCAAAGAAAAGACCTGTTAAAAAATCTCTTTTCACATCTAAATTTTGTCTAACTTTTTTTATTGTTACTGGTGTATATAATCCTGGCATTTTATTCCTCCCTTATTTTATAAATATTCCTATTTTTCTTAATGCAATAGTTAATTCTTCTTCTTTTCCATTAAACTTAACAAAGTTTTTTACAAGTCCACCTGTTAAGATAACCACTGTTTGTCCAGCATTTTCTGTTGTTTCATAAGCAACTCCATAAACATCAGAATAAGTTGTTCCATCATATTTCCCAAATTTTTTGCCTGTACTTAATGCAACAATATCTCCTGCTTCAACCTTTGTTTGAAGTGTCAGAGCATTTGTTTCAATTGGGAAATCTCCTTGAAATATTCTTTGGTCTGTACTTGTATAAATTTTATTTTTTGACATATTTTATCCTCCTATTTTTTATTGAAAGCTTGTATTGCAGCAGCACATATTTCATTAAAGACATTATCTTGTTCTTCTTCAGTTGAAGGTGTTATATCATTAATTCCACTCTCTTTTTGTTCATTTTTAATTTTTTCAATTTCTTCATGTGCTTTATTAGCATTTGACATAAAGAAATCTGCCATGATATCTTTTGGGTCTTTAGGTTCTTCATATTTTGCTTTGTTTATAATTTCTTTTTGCTTTTCATTTATAACTGGAATTTTTTCTAATGCTTCTATTCTTTTTCTTTCTTCAAGAACAGCATTTTTAATTGTTTCTTTTTGACTTTCTTCTTGTTCGCTAATAATTTGATCTTTAAAATCATTCATTAATTGTGGATACTCATTCAATAATTCTTGTACACTTTTTGGCATCTTTATTCCTCCTATATTTTTCATATTTTCAATTTCTTTTAACTTTTCTTTTAACAAATCTTGATGAATAAAATTTTCAATATGTAGCTCATTTGAAATATTTTTAATATTTTCTAATGAATTATCATTTTCTACTATTTCATCAATAAAACCAGCTTCAAGAGCTTCATTAGCACGAAACCATTTTTCATTGTTCATTTTTTCAGCAATTTCTTCTCTACTTAATTTAGATTTTGTACAGTAAATGTCTAAAATAGATTCCTTAACTGTATCTAAAAGTTCAATTTGTTTTTGTAATTCTATTGAATTCCCATAGGCATAGGTTAAAGGATTATGTATCATAAACAATGCTCCTATTCCCATAACTATCTTAGATGCACATAAAATTAAAAAACTTGCAGCACTTGCAGCTAATCCATCTATATAGCCAGTTATTTGTATATTATTTACTTTTGCAAAATCTTTTAAAAGATTGTAAATAGCACTTGCTTCAAACACATCTCCACCAGGAGAATTTACTCTCAGATTTATTTGAGAAACATTCTTATAATTTTGTAATTCCTTTGCAAAATTAGCTGAACTAACTTCTCCATAATCTTCCCAAGCCCATTTTGTTATAGTTCCATATATTCTAATTTCAGCAGTATTTTCTGTTAGGTTCTTTATTTCAAAAAACTTATTTTTTTGTATTTTAGGCATTATTTTTCACCCCCTTTACGAATAGCTTTTAGATCTTTTTCAAGAAGAGCAATTTCCTTTTCTTCTTCTGCCCTTTCCCTAAAGATTTCTTCATAATCATAACCTGATGTAGCAGCTATGATACTTCTACTTGTAGTAAAGTTTTCTAGTTCTTTACCATTTGCATTAGCATCTTTTAATGGATCAAGAGATGATTTCCCAGCACCTACCCATATACAACGAGTAAAAGCATAACGAACTGACTCATCTTCAAAAAATCTTGGACAATCTATATCCCCATTTTTTATAAGTTCAAGTATAAATTCTTCATAAATTGGTTGACAGAATGTTCTTTCTAATATTTTTCTTGAAACTTGAAACCTTTGATGTGCTTCTTCAAGTGAAGCTTTTGCAGCACTATATGAATTTTTAAAGCTAGACATCAAAACTTCTTTACTAATCTCTAAGTTTGCTCCTATTTCTTCATATATTGCTTCAACAAATTCTTTAAAATTTTTATTGGGTCTACTTGTAGAAAATTCTTTTATTTTTTCCCCTGGTTTACCTACTACTAAAGTTCCATGATCTAAGGTTATTTGTTGTTCTTTTTGTTTTGGATTTTCTGGTGTATTTTCTTCATCAGTTGTTCCAAAACCTCCTGCAAATCCATCTTCATCAGCACTTTCACTTTCAATAATAAGTCCTATCATTGCATTGATAACTGCTGCTGTTAATTCAGAGCTTTTATATTTTCCTAGTTGTTTAAGTGAAAAAATAATCGGACCTAAAATTGGAACTCCTCTTCTTTGTCCTATTCGTTCAGGTTCAAAAATATGTAAGATATTTTTTCTACCTAAACTGTTAAAAGCTGGATACCCTTTTACTTTGTAATTAAAGTTATCTCCTGGATGTGACGAAGCTACATAGTATTTTTTAAGCTCTCCTTGTTCATCATACTCAACTCCTGATTTTATATATTTATTAATAGTTCCTATCGGATTCACAATTCTATCTGCTTCAAGAAGTTGAATACAAAGCTCTATACTAACTCCTTTTCTGTGTTTTCTCATTGGAATTGCGAAAGCATCTCCATTCATTATCCAACTAAGTTGTAACAGTGATTGTAAATCATAAAAACTAAACATTCTACTTGCATCAGAGTTAGGAGATAAAGCCCAAGCATTAAACTTATTTTTTATAATTCTTTCTAGCTCTTTTGCTTTTTCTCTTTCTATTCCTAAATAGACATAATTAATTGTTGGTTTTGGCAATAAGCCACTTCCAACAGTTTTAGTTCTCATTTTTTTTAGTGCAGCTCCAGCAAGATCATTATTCATATATAAGTTTCTTGACTTTGCTCTTAAGTCTTCAAGACTTAATAACAAATCTTCATCAGGACTATTAGCTCCAACATTCCAATTTTTAAGAACAGGATCATCTTTATTTGAATAACCTTTCTCAATTTTTATAAGGTTATCATATTTTCGCCTCTCTCTAATTCTTTCAGCACCAGCTTTAGGATTAAAGTACCCTATCGCCTTGTCAATTAAATTCATAAAAACCTCCTATCTAGGAATAATTTGAAAAGTTCTAGGACCACTATATCCTCTTTGTACTTTTGCTAATCTTTCAGACCATATTTTTATATTTCTAGCTATCTCTTGTGAATTTGCTCTTGTTAAAACTCTATTTCCAATTGTATAGCTCTGACTTTTTGACACAGCCAAATCAGCTGCTAACCAAGCTTGTAAATGTTCTTTACATTGTTCTTCTGTAAATACCATTATTTAATCTCCTTTCTCATATATTTTTTATCATTTAAATCAATTGGGATGAGTTCTACTGCACCTGTTGCATAATTTCTCAAATCCAAAGGTTCATTTCTTCTTCCTTGAAGAATTTCCCAGGCTATTTTCATACCTCTTGGGGTTGATTTTTTTACTTTTACCTCAGCTGTTAGTCCTTTAAAATAATCTATCCCATATCCTTGTGTACTAGATTTTGGGAAATGGCATTTACCTGGACCATTTAAAATTGAAAGTCTTGAATATGTTAAATCTTTCAAAGCATTTACTCCTAGACTAAGTAAATTTATTGAAGGAGTACCTTTTTTAGTTGTTTTTCTAAAACCATTTAGAATATTAACTCCCCAACTTCCTTGTCCTTTAATTGCATAAATTCCTCTTTTCTCTTTTTTATGGACATATTTATATACACTTCCTGTATGATGTCCTCCTGAATCTATAAGAGTTGCTGCAATCATTAAAGACTTACCATTTTTATATTTAAATTTTTTTCTTAAAAAAGCATCTAATTTTAACCATACCTCTTCTTTTCCTGGATCACCTGGGAAATCTCTATAAATAATTCCATAACTTTCATAACCGTAACCCCAACCAACAACCTCAACTTCGAGTCTGTTGTCTTGTACATCCACACCAGCAGTAAGAATAACAACATTGTCATGTAATTCTGCTCCATAATCTTCTCTTGTTTCATAGATTGCTTCATAATCCATAGCACTATCAAGATTTACAGTGAATGTCTTGCCTAGCACAGTATTTATAAAAGTTTTATATTGAAAATCGTCATCTTTGACATTTAGATATTCAGCTATAATTTCTTTCCAACTTACCCAGGGTGAAGCTAATGCATTAAGATGAAAACTTCTATTTTCTTTTTCTTTTGGAAACTTAGCTATCCATTTCCCATTAGTTTGTCCACATTTTTTCCATTCGCTTTCAACTGCACTTTCTCCACAAAATTTACACTCAAATTCAGGCTCTACTAAATCTTGATATTTAAGTTGCTCAAACTCTAAGGCTTGATATTCTCCACAGTATGGACAAGGTAAACTCCATTCTTCTTGTGAACCTGCCAAATATAATAATTGTATTTTAGAAGTTGCATCATCTGTGGGAGTAGAAACTCTTATTTTTTTGCTATCATAAAAATTGTTTGTTCTTCTCTCAGCTAATTTTACTGGGTCTCCTTCTTTTTTTGCTGATAAAGGAAACCTGTCAACTTCATCTAACAATGTAATTTTTATAGGTCTACTTGCTAATCCAGATGGAGAATTTGCTCCAACAAATCTTACATATCCCCCAGGAAACATTTTTTCCTGAACAGTTCCTGTTTCTCTTTTATTAACTTTATCTACTAATGTTTTAAGAATTTTTGTATCTCTTAACATAGGTTCAACTCTTTCTTTTGAAAATGATTTGGCATCATCAACAGTTGGTTGAACAAAGAGAATAGGACAAGGATCTAAGTGCATATATCTTCCTAAAATATTTAAGAGTAATTCTGTTTTTCCAACCTGTGCTGAACTCATAATGGTTATTGATTTAGTTATACTGTCAGTAACACAGTCAAATATTGCTTTCATATATGGTGTTCTATCAGTTTCCCACTTTCCAGCTTCTGCTGCACTCTCTCTTGAAAGTACCCTGTATTTATCTGCCCATTCAGCAATAGTCAAATCTTCTGGGGGAGCTAAAGTATCTTTTACAATATTTTCAATCAGATGTATTGTGTGTTTCCCCAATATCTTCATTTTTAATAACCTTTCTTTCTTCATATTTGTATTCAATCAATTCTTCTAAAACATCATAAATAGCTTTTTTTAAAATTTCTTTTATTTCAAGTTGATTATCCTTATTTAGCAATTGAACTGAGATTTTACTAGGAAGAGCCATCAATTTAGATTTAAAATTATAATTCATATTTGAAACTATTCTGATAACATCACTTTCATGATGATATTCTTTTTTTAAAATTTTTAATTTATATTCTTTCAAATCTTTATCAGCTCTCTTTAATTCAGCTGTTTCATCTTTTCCTGAATTCTTTTCAACAAATATTTCTATCACTTGGAGTAAATCATATTTTCCAGGAGCAATTCTAGCAGCTTTAAAATAATCTCTGACTTTTCTCTCTGAAAATTGAAATAATTTTGCAATTCTATTTTCAGTTGCTAAAACTTGTTGCATTTTTCCTCCTCGCGTATATAAATTATTTTTTGGCAAACTTGAAATTTTTCCTAAAATTGATGTTTTTTGAGCTCTTCGGACCCTCAACTCAGAAAATCGTCTGACAGTACCTTATTCTATAAGAACAAGTTGACCTGCCTTTTCTTTTTTCTTTGCTTCTTCCAATTTCAATTCATCAGTTAGCTTATATCCAAGCATCTCATTTATGATCCTGGTAGCTGTGGCTGAAGCAATGAACTGCTTCTCCTTTACTACTGTCTTGATTATTGAATGCCCATCAGGGGTTGATGAATCTGTGTATTCAACTCTTTCAACTCCTTTTATTCCCTCATCTCTAATCGTAACAAGTGCATTAAGATTTGCCATTACTCCATATCTAACATCATCTTTTAACTTTTCTCTTAGCTCTACTAATGTTCCAATTATCTTTGGATTCTTTTCTATATTTGCAGCCTTAGTCTTTTCACTATATCCTGCTTCTAATTTTGCTTCTTCTTTACTAAAACCACACATTCTAAACATAACATACTTAGTCTGTTTTTCTGTCAAGCCCTCAAAATTGGATATTTTTGCATTTTTTTCTTCTTGAATTTCCTTTCTAATTTCCTTATACTTTTCTAAATATCTTCTAATCCAGCTAGTAATTGTATTTAGATTATATTTAGTTCTTTTTTGTATTTCAGAATATAGGTTTTTCTTCTTTGTACTAAATTTTGTTATTTCAAGCTGAACATATAGTTCTAGCACTTTTAATTGCTTATCTGTGAATATTTCTTTTTTCATGTTACATCACCAGCATAGAGTTCACTTTTAACTTCATTCCAGTTATAAGTTTTCCCATTTCTTAAAAGTTTTATATCTTCTTTGTCCATTTCAGCATATCTCTTAACAATTACATCAGCATACTTTTCATCAAATTCCATTAAAAACGCTTTTCTTTTTAGCTGTTCAGCAGCTATTAGTGTACTTCCAGAGCCACCAAACAAATCTAAAACATTCCAATTTTCTTTGCTTGAATTATGTATTAACTTTGATATAAGCCTTATTGGTTTCATCGTTGGATGAATATCATTTTTCAATGGCTTATTTTCTCTGATAATTGTTGTATATTCTTCTAAAATATTTTTTAAAGTTTCTTGTAATTCTTTCTTTGACATACTTTCAGTTTTTGAGTAAATTTCTTGGATTGTATCCTGAGTAAAATTTCTTATAAAAAAGTGTTTTACTCCCTCTTTCCACACATAAAGGCAAGGTTCGTGCTTCCAATTGTAATCTTGCCTAGAAAGTATAAATTGATTTTTAACCCATATCAGACATTGAGAAATTTTAAAACCTGCTTCTGTTAATGCTCCACGAAATGCCCTTGTTTCAGAATCTGCATGAAATATATAAAACCCTGCTCCTGCCCTCATCACTTCATAAGCATTTTTATAAAAAGCTAATAAAAATCTATAAAAATTCTCACTATTCATATTGTCATTTTTTATTTTTTGTCCATTTGCTGCTTGATAATCAACATTGTATGGTGGGTCTGTTACTAATAAATCAATAACTTCATTGTTTACTAATTTTTTAACATCTTCCAATTTTGTAGAATCTCCACACATTAAACGATGATTTCCAAGTAACCAAATATCCTGTTGTTTTGTAAATGTTTCTTCTTGAAGTTCAGGAACATCTATTTCATCAATTCCATTAATATCAAGTGCTTCTACTGGTAATTGCTCCAATATTTCATCTAAATCAAAACCTGTTAATTTAAAATCTTCACCTATTTTTGAAAGTTCATCAAATAGTTTTTGATAATCCCATTTACCAAGTTCTACTGCTCTTATTTCTGCTATTCTTATTGTTTGAACTTCATCTTCTGAAAGATTATTAATTCTAATGCAGTTAATTTCTTTCATTCCTAGTTCTATTGCAGCTTTTATCTTTGCATAATCACTTACAACATAGTTATTTTCATCAATAATAACTGGAATAATATTTCCAAATCTTTGAAGAATATTTTTATATATTTCTACTTGTTCAGTAGTGGTAACTCTTGGATTATTAGCTACTTCTCTAAGTAAATTTAATTCTATTATTTTATTCATAGCTCTCTCCTGGTTTCAAATTGTTTTTTCTTACTGCATAATAAAATCAAGTATCCATAATTTCAGTTTTAGGAATGCAGTGCTATACATTGTTATCACGCGAGAAAAAGTTATAAAAGTATTGAAAATAAAAGGAAAATATTTTTTTAAAGAGTGAAAATAGGATGTTTTTTCATCCTAATTAGTGCAAAAAATTGTTAAATGCTTTTTTGTGTTACATTTAACTTTGCATTTGAAAAGAATAAGATTGTTGAAGAAAAGTTCGAGCCTTTCTATGTTAGAAAAATAATCTCTTTTTGGAGATGCTCTGGCTTGTGAAGTAATTAATATATCTTTTATCTTTTTTCGATAAAAGACAATCCTGCGATAGGATTTATCAGAAAATTGGGTAACAATATCATCTAATATTTTATAATCAAATATCCATTCAAGATTATCTCTTACAATGGAATCTAATTCTCTACATTTAAAATTTTTAAAATTACTTTTTAAGATATTTATAGAATTTTCTAACTCTGCAATAATTATATCAGCAAGAGTTTTTGATATTGTTTTTTGTATACAATCTTTAATTTCTTGTATTGTTATATATTCTATTGTATTTAATTTAAAAAAATCTTTTATAATCTTCTTACTCAGTCTATGTTCTATTCGGAGAATTGCTCCCCT